TCTTTTTGTGTATACAAATAAGCACCCCCACCGAGGACTGCCAGTGAGGTCAGTCCCGATAGGAGTGCGATAACGTTAATCAGTTTTTGCATCTTTCTTTGGTTCAATAGCAGAGACAACCTCTGGTTCTTTCTTCGCTACTGCTTTGACATTATTACCACCACCTGCTTTAGCAGGAGACAGTCCAAACGCAGCTAAAGATCCAGAGAACACGGATGCGATAAATGTAGGATCAAAATCTAAAATCTTTTGACCATTGGGGAGTCTTACGTAACTGAATGTGAGGAGAGAAGCAGACCAAATAAGTACAACAACTTTCACCAAATTACCAAGGACTTCACTTTTATCTTCATCGTGGTCTTGCTTCTCTACAGCGGGTTTAGTATCCGACATAATAGAGAATCAAGGCATAGTTATTTATTCCTTAATGAATCCCTCTTCCTCCAGCCACTTACGAGTGAGTGGTGTCAATTCATAGTCAGTCCACATAGTGCCAGCAGCACAAGACTCTAGTGCTTCCATGGTCATATTCTTGGTGCGACCTGCCCAACCTGCTTCTGCTTCCCAAGGCACTGCAGACTTTGGATAGGTACGCTCTGCCATTGTGCGCCATAGCATAGGCACATCTTCTTCATTATGAATGATAGCGATCATGCTATTCTTAATGCTGCCTGCCATACAATCTTGTGCAGCGTGCCACCCCTCATGTCTCATGACACTCATAAGAACACCAGGATCATCCATGTACTTTTTGTTTAGGAAGAAGTTATTACCTACAGTATGATAGACACCACGGTGACCATGAGGAAAATACTTCTGATCAGCTAGAAACACCTTAACTCCGACCTGATCAAGGGCAACGAGCATTCTGTTGAATTCAAGAGTAACTGAAGTAAACTCATCAGTATTATCATACTGACTAGAAACATCCAGAAGACTAAAGACTTGTTCGACTCCATCGGTACACTCGCGCAACAACATGCACCCCAAGGAATCCATAGTATTGTAACCCTTTGTAGGTTTCGCTTCTACAGGCACTACAATCGCCGCTGCCGCAAGGACAGCAAGTAATGATTTGATCATAATTTCATATCAATGAATAATTATTTATCTTCATTATACCAGAAGTCTTCCCAGTCTTCTTCGTTAGCTTCGTAGATAGGACATGGTTCTTCAAATAACACATCCATCTTCATGCGTTGTGCTCGCTGGGCAAGTTTTTTTAAGTCTTCAGTATCTAAACTCATTTAAAATATCCAGTACCTTATTGAGTGTGTAGTGCGCTCCTTCATGCCACTCATCACTCTTTTCTTCATGACCATTATAGAGTTCATTCTTTAACTTGTAAACCTTACTCTCTAAATCAATTTTTGTGAGTTGGGATCTAGGCATATAAAAAAAGCATCGGACTATTTATCCGATGCCTCTTGATTATCTTTGTTTCCAAACAATGTAATGAAATATTCTGCGTCTACAACTACAAGTGGTTTCTTTCTATTCTTTTTCATGACAACAATGGGTTCATAGTCACCACAGTTAGCACAAGCTTGTTCGTATGCATCCCATACATTGAGACGCTCTACGTTCTTACACTCAATACTATGAGGGAACTTCTGTCTAGCAGCACGAGCCATGATGAGATCTTCCCCACCTGCACCCATAGATCGAGACTCAATGTCCTCTGGATGGACATCAAGAATCTCGATCAACATCTCACGAACCCACTTCTGTAAGTTCCTGCCCTTTGCTTTAGCACTACTAGCTTTCATAACCACGGATCTGGTATTTGAACTTCATCGCTTGGAGAAACCACGCATCCGTCAGACACTTGGGTCCGTGAAGTAGAACCTGCACCTGTTTCTCTGGTAGAGTTGGATCCTGCAGTGCTCTCCTTTTCCACTCTGGAAGTTCTTTTGTCATACAACCACCTGTATATAAAGTTCATTCTTCATTCTCCCAAGACTCTGGGACATATTCCCCCCTCAAAAATTTACCCCAATTAACCATATTGAAATCAATACTATTATCCCAGCAAAATTTTTGCATAGTAGACATCATTTCTTTTTCATTCAGTTTTGCCCACCACATTAATGGTTCGATATCTGCATGATCTCTCATCTCCATCAATTGCATATACTTTTCAATAGCCCTAGATTGTTTAGGGTCTGCCTGCATGGGTTTCGGTAATGGAGTATCAGTCATAGTGGTATTAGGGTATTGTCATCGTCAGTAAAAATACTATTTAAAGAAGTAAGATCAAATGCAATCGTAATTCTAGGGGAGTCGTATTGATTTACTGTAGTATAGTGAGGTAGATAGTTTGGAAACAAAGTTAATTTTCCTGGTACATTTTCTGCTTCATACTTTCTACCAATATCGTCATAAGGATGTACGTATATTGTTTTAGTATCAGTAGCAGTAACAGTAAGATGTCCTCCCAAATATGTATGCGGGTGAATAGAGTGCCAATGCTGTTTTATTCTTTCGCCCTTTCTTAAGACATTAGCCCAGCATCTAATATTTAATTTAGGAGGAGTTGCAAATGCACCAAACAGACTTCTATAATATTGTTTATGAAATTTTTTGATCTCTTCATGCAACTGATCTGTTACTTCATACCCCCAACTTAATACATTAAAATGTCTAAATCTAGATGTGAGGCTATCTGGTCCCAGTCCAGTATTACCATCACTACTTGCAGGAAACTCTTCTTTAATTTCCTTTTCTTTCTCCAGAATAATATTTTTTAATTGCTCGCAGTCAATATCAATTTGTTTTTCTCCAATAGTGTAGTCCCACGTCGGAGCAAACGGAGACTGTGGAGGATCACTTTTATATTGAATCGCACACCATTCATTTATATTCATTGTCAATATTCAGATTCAAAGAGATTTTAAATCCAGTTGATGGATTAGAACTAGCATGTCTAATCATGCCGTCAAAGACAATTGCGGTATTTGCTTTTGGTCTGAATTTATGAATGATGTTATCATTACTATCAAACCAATATGTATCACCATCATTGTCATTTAGATAGTATAAAAGAACTATATGTTTAGTTGCTCTATCTATGTGAATATTATTATGTTTTGCCTCTGTTTTTATAGGAAGATATAGTCCTAGACGAACTCTTTGCAAACGTCTTTTATCTAGTTTAGCTGTATCTAAAAGAGTAAGAAAGATCAGTTCAAATTTGTTAGACAAATATTTGTCTTGAAATTTTGTTTCTGATTCGCAAATTGTTCTAGAGAACGATGGATTTTTATTTTGTATACAAGCGTCGGAAAAAGTAGAGTCTTGATTAAAGCACCACGAAAAATCTTTTCCCTCAACTATTTCCTTGAACCACTTGTGCTGCCCAAAAGGCAGCACATCATTATATTCAATGAAACTCACAATTTAAATCCAGCAAATGTATTTTCACTAACGTCCTGTTTGATGCCACCAATCAGATAAGATTCAACTTCCGTCTCCTGTGGTGCTACTTGCATAGACTTGGAATTAAGCCAGTGCTCTGTCCATGGTAGAGGGTTATTGTTTGCTGGGACATCGAAAATCGGTTTTAATCCGATTGACTTCATTCTTCTGTTCGCAATCCACTCAACATACTTGGAAAGAAGTTTATCATTCAATCCGATCATGCTGCCATCTTTGAACAGATACTCTGCCCAGTTCTTCTCTTCCTCAACACACTGTTTGAACATCTCAATGATGTTTTCCTCTTCCTCCTTGGCAATCTCACGCATATCAGGATCATCACCTTCCAACCACTTCTTGATAATGTTCTGGGTGATAGTCATGTGCTGTGACTCATCGCGAGCAATCAGTCCGATGATCTTTGCATTACCTTCCATCATCTTCAGTTCACCAAAAGCGAAAGAACATGCAAAGGAAACATAGAAACGAATACCCTCAAGGATATAGACGTTGACTACAGCACGGTAGAGTTTACGCTTGAGTTCTTTGAGTTCCCACTGGGCAGAATCAACCTGCTCCAGTGCCTGCTCCCAGCGGTTACCAGCACCCCACTCCTGTGATGCTTGTAAGAACTCATCGTATGCTGCTGTAACACTCTTGGCTCTCTCCAGAATACGATCATCATCAACGATAGTGTCCAGTACCTCGGTAGGATCTGGGTATACGTTCTTGATGATGTATGTGTAGGAACGACTATGAATCATCTCCATAGTCTGCCAGATATTCATGGCACCTTCAAGTTCAGGTAGTGAACAGAAAGGACTAAAAGCCATCCCAGGACCACGCCCTTGTACAGAATCCAGGAGGATCTGGTACTTAAGGTTGGCAGTGAAAATGTGCTTTTGCTCGGGACGAAGTGTTTGATAGTCTGCACGATCTTTTTGTAGTGACACCTCCTCTGGTCTCCAAAAATAACCCAGTTGTGTCTGGGTTAGTTTATCAAAGACTGGATATTTAAACTGATCATATCTTTGGACCCCAAGAGGGGCACCAAAGAACATCTTTTGCTTGGTGGTATCAACTTTGTTCGTATTGAACACAGTCATACCTGCTGGTCTCTTGGGTTCCGTCACTCTAAATCGCGCAACTGTCACAAGCTTCCTCCTCGGTGTCTAGAATTTTATTTAACAGGTCTTCAATAGATTGTTTCTCTTCTTTTGGTTCCTCTACTTCATCGCTCTTATTGTCGTAGGTGTTCTGGTAGTAAGATGTCTTCCAACCATACTTATATGTATTCAAAAAGTCACCCGCCATTACGGACACTGGGACTTCATTGTTGGGGTAGTTCTCTGGGTTGTAAGACCAGTTTCCACTGATAGCTTGGTCGAAGAACTTTTGCATGACTGCGACCACGCTGATATAACCGCTATTGTCAGGCATATCCCACAGTAAAGTATAATTATTTTTGAGAGTGTTGAACTGCGGTACAATCTGTTTAAGGGGTCCCTTCTTGCTCTTTTTAACGGACAAGTATCCGCGAGGTGGTTCGATTCCATTGGTTGCATTTGACACAACGGAACTGCTCTCCGAAGGCATTTGTGCGGACAATGTGCTGTGTCGTAGTCCATGTTCGATGATACTGGATCGTAAAGTCTCCCAATCATATTTGTACTCTGGTTCTACCAGTTCATCTACGTCTTTCTTGTATGTATCGATAGGCAGAATACCATCTGCATACTTGGTGCGATCAAAGTAACCACACTTACCTTTTTCCTTTGCAATCTGATTAGATGCTTTCAAGAGATTGTACTGGAAGGACTCGGTGAGAGCATGTACTTTCTTGAGTGCTTCAGGATCGCCATAGGATACCCCCTGCTTGGCGAGGTAATGGGCAAGACCGATATACCCAACCCCAAGAGACCTGCGGTTGGTTGTAGACGCTTCTGCTGCCTTTACAGGGTACTGCTGGTAATCAATCAGTTCTTCAAGACCACGAACAGCCAAGTCACACAGTTCCTCCATGTCGTCCAGGGACTTTAGTTTACCCACGTTGATGGCAGACAGAATACACAGGGCAATTTCACCCTCACCATCGATATGTTGGAGAGGGTCTGTTGGCAGGGTGATCTCCTGACACAGGTTGCTCATGTTCACCTTGTCTTTGAACGAGGAGTGACTGTTGCAATGGTCGATGTTCATTAAGTACATGCGACCAGTCTCTGCTCTCTCCTTCAGGAGGTCCAGAATGAGTGCTTGAGCTTTGATAGTCTTCTTCGGAATCGATCCGTCAGATTCATAGCTCTTATAGAGAGCATCAAACTCGTCAGTCCCAAAAGCATCGTAAAGACCTGGGACATCGTGAGGTGAGAATAGTGTGATGTTTCCATCGGTAATGAATCGCTCGTAGAAGAGCTTGGAGATTTGGATTGAGTAGTCGAGTTTTCTGACACGGTTATCTTCTGATCCTTTGTTGTTCTTTAGGACAATGATGTCTTCGATTTCTTGGTGCCAGATGGGGAAGTGGACAGTTGCGCTTCCACCTCGTATGCCATTTT